GTGCATCACAAGTTCCAATTATATCTGTGAATGCAAAAGGTCAAATTATAGGAATATCAAATACAAATGTTGCTGGTGTTACAAATTTAACATTTTATAGTGCAAACTCAACACTTAGAATTGATACAGCAGATGGTTCACAATTTGATGCCACAGTTTCAACCAATGATAAATTAGAAGTTGCAAACGCAACTGTTTTATTAGCAGATAAAATGTCTGTTGCAAACACAAGAACATTAGTTGGTAATAGACTTGGTGCAACATCAACAGTTGCTTTAACAGGAGATGTTACTGCAAGTGCAACTGCATTTAGTGGTAACGCAGTATCAATTACAACTGATATTGCAGCAACTGGAACACCGACAGGAACATTTGGTTCTGGTTCATTAATTCCTGTTGTTACTGTTGGAGCAGACGGAAGAATTACAAATATTTCAAATACTAGTGTTGCTGGTGTTTCTTCAGTTGCATACACTGCAGCAAATGGTAACTTTAGAATTACGACTGGTGATGGTACTACACATGATGCAACAATTACTAGTGGTATGGCAGTCGCAAATACAAGAACATTAGTTAATAGCAGACTTGGTGCGACTTCAACAGTTACAATCACAGGTGATGTTGCTGGTTCAGCATCATTCTCATCAAACGCAGTTTCAGTCGCAGTAACACAACAAAACGATTCAGTTGATTTAGGAACACATACAACAGGTAACTATGTTGCAACAATTTCTGGTACTGCAAATGAGATTGAAGTTTCTGGTTCAGGTTCCGAAACTGCAGCAGTAACTGTTTCTTTACCAGACAATATAATTGTTGGAAATAATCTTACAGTTTCTGGTAATTTAACTGTATCAGGAACGACTACAACTGTCAATACTGAAACTATTAATCTCGCTGATAATCAAATTGTATTAAACAGCAATGAAGCAGGAACACCATCTCAAAATGGTGGTATTGAAATTGAACGTGGAACATCTGCTAACAAGACTTTAATTTGGAATGAAACAGATGATAAATGGACTGTTGGTTCTGAAACATTTGTAGCAGGAACATTTGAAGGTAATGTGACAGGAGATGTTACAGGAAATGCAGATACAGCAACTGCTTTAGCAACAGCAAGAAATATCGCTGGACAATCTTTTGATGGCACAGGTGATATCACAATTGCTTCTACTGATTTATCAGACATCGGTTCTCTTATAACAAGTAACGATGCATTCTCTGATAGTAATACAGCAATTATGACTGCTGCAGCAATTAACGATAGGATAGAGTCATTACTTCCAAAAATATACGATGTTAATAATACTCAAGTATTCCCATAGACAATTATAAATAGGTAACATATGGCAAGACCACTTAAAATAAATGCAACAACTCCTAAAAGTTTAAAGGAGATGTCAGATGGCGAGATAGATTATCTATCTTATGTAATTCTGACTGATTTTGCATCATCAAATACTGGTGTAGGAACGATTAATCTTTCTGGAACAGGCACAAGTATCGGTACATTAACAGATACACTTAGACCAGATGTGGTTGGAACACATCCTGTTGGAACATCTGTGACTACAACAGTAACAACTGTATATCAAGATTTAAGTGCAGTCTCAATTACTGGCGAAACGAGACCAGCAAAAATCAACGCAACAACCCCTAAAAGTATAAAAGAAATGTCTGATGCAGAAATTAACGCTGAAATCATTTCTCAAACAGCAACACAACTTGCTTCAGGAGATATTGGTTCGTATAGACTTTCAACTACTACTCCTACAGGTGGTGGTACTTGGGTAGATACTGGAATGGAATGGTTTGACCAAAGACAAAGTGGTAACATTGAATATAAAATTTGGAGAAAAACAGATGGTACTGTTCCCACAACTGTTCGTTCATTGAAATCAAATTCTACATCTCCAATTTCATTAAAAGAAATGAATGATACTGAAATACAATCATTAACTCAATATTTAAGAAAATATATTGTTGATAATGGTATTGGTCAGTATAAAGTACAAACAGGAGCACCAACTCCAGGAACTTGGGTATCAGTTTCTAGTGTTACTGATACAAGACAACAACTTGCTGATGTAAATTATACTGGTGAAGAAAACTTTGTTGGAAATTATATTGGAAACTATTCAACAGATTTTGTGGGGAATTTTACCACTAACTTTACAAGAACTTCTACAAGAACCAGTGGTGGAACTTTTGTAGGAAACTTTGTAGGAAACTTCGCTGGTAACTTTATTGGTAACTTTCTTGGATTCAGGGGAGGACGTTCCGAACGTGACTTCACAAATACATTTACAAGAACTAGTACAAGAACTAGTACAAGAAATAGTATAGTTGACTTTGCAGGAAACTTTCTTGGAGATTTTGTGGGGGACTTTACAACTACATTCACTGCAACTTTTACTGATGATTATGTTGGTGACTATGTGGGAACTGTAGACTACGCAGGACAAACTGTGTTGGTAGGCACAGAAACTAATCAAACTTATGAACTTTGGATAAGGACGGCATAAACTATGGCAACAACAAGAGAAATAATAAAACCACGTTGGCACGATGAAGCAAAAACTACAATCGCTGCAACATTTAAATATACTTCTGACGATGGTTCAATCAGAGAAGCAAAAGCAGTAATTTCAAATACAGATGGAACAAATCCAGACTGGGCAGAAATTATGGATAATTTTTCAACTGCAGATATTGATGCAAACACTTCAGAAAGAATAGAACATGTCACTTCTGTGATGGTAGAAAGAGATGAAAGAAGAAGTAGAAGAGAAGAAAGAGAAATACAAGAAAAATTATTTGATAATAAACTTGTAATATTTGAAAATTCTCACATTGCTAATTCTGAAGATGTAGATCGTAAAAGAGAAATGAGAAAATGTGAAAATAAAATGGACTTTCAAGTAGCATTAATTGATTTGATGATTGCTGATGCATTCAAGAGAGCAGGAATTGATTTGCCTGCTGCAAATACAACTTGGACTACTTCTGCAAACACATAGATAAATTATAAACTAAAGGAACTATATTATGAATGGTTACTTATATGTAGCAACACGTGAGCATATGTTTTACAAGTCTGCATGTTATAGTGCAGAATCTCTAAAAGACTATTATCCAGATGCAAATATAACATTATTCACTCATAAAGAGTGGGTAGATAAACATGCACAGATATTTGATAATGTTGTTACAGAAGATGTTCCAGTAAGTGTAAGAGCAAAACTCTGGGCACTTCCTAGAACTCCATATGAAAATACTCTTTATATTGATGCAGATACTGAAATATGTCATCCTGATATAAAAAATGTTTTTACTCATCAAGATAAAAATTATAACTTAGTTATGACTGAAGTGAAAAAATATGCTCATGCTGTTGTAGAAATTCCTGGAGGAACATTTAAGTGGCATTGTGGTCTTTGTCTATATGACAATAAACTAAAAACTTTAGAATTTATGCATGCATGGTGGAGAATGTGGCAAAAACAAAGAAGTCAAAAAGAAAATAAAACATGGGATTTAGATGAAAATCTTTTTCCAAAAGATAAACTTATTGACTGGGACACTTGGGGATTTTGGCGATTATTAAATCTTGAAGGATGGAATGAACATATAAAAATTAAACCATTTAATGATAATCAAGCAAGATGGAACTTTCATAATCTTAGAAAATCAGAACTTGATGGGCACAAAGTGGTAATATTACATCACACATTAAAAGTAAATTGATGAAAAGTGTAGAGATAAAAAATATTAAATTAAAAAAACTTTTGAATAATTATTCAAGTTATTTGTTACAAGATAAATTCACAAATATATTAAATAATAATAATTATTATGATTTATACAGGAACCCATATGAAAAAGGATTAACAAAACATTATCTTGACCACGTAAGAAAAGAAGAAAATAAACATAAACATATAGGATTTCCTGAAGCAATAAAAGGATTCTCACTACAGTATCATAATTCTGTTGATGCCAAACTCTTAAATGAGACTGATAAATTATTATGCAAAAACATGATAGATTTTTCATATGAAACTACAAGGAAAATCAATACACTCCTAGTTACAAAAAGAAATGCATTATGTTGTTATTATCCTGATGATGGATATATTACTTGGCATAATAATCAAAATGCTAGTGGACATAATGTAATCTTTTCTTATTCAGAAAAAGGAACTGGATCGTTTTCTTACTTAGATCCTATCACACAAGAAATAGTTGAGATGAAAGACCCAGTTGCAGAGTGGACTTGTAAAGTTGGATACTTTGGAAAATATACTGAACCAGATAAAGTATTTTGGCATAAAGCAGAATCTGGTGGTAGTAAAAGAATAACTGTTGCTTTTATGATTCCTTCACATCCTATGTGGAATGAAATGATTAGCGATATTGAAAGTCCTTGAGACTAAACTCAGTTCCAACCATATGATAGATTGAACGTTCATAATTTGACCAAACTAATACTTCTGGATCGTCAATAAGAAAATCACATCCCTTACAATAATCTGGATAATCTCCTGATGTATGTTGCTCACGAAGTTTCTTGTAAGGTTCACCATTCCAAATTTCTTGAAGTGTTTGTTCAGAAGTATGTCCTAAAACTGCAGCATCATCATTTCCAAGAACTTGACAACAAGGATGTATTGCTCCTGTTTGTCCATTTAGTCCACCTGCACGAACAACGATGTCTGGTGAAAATGGGCGACCACAAGTTTTAGTTTCTCCATCTCTTCCATATTTTGGGTCATAAACTCCAGACCAATTATGCATCTTCCAAATCTCTGCACTTGTTCCTGCAACCTCAATAAAGTTTTTACGATATTGTTCAACCTCATAATCCATATTGTCATTATCTAATATGAGATGATAAGAAGCAATTGTTGTATCTTTATCTTTGCAATAATTAACCATTTCTTGTGCATGACCAAGCACAATTTCAAAAGCATTACGATTCATCCATTTTTCATATTGTTGTTTATTATATCCAATGATAGAAAATCTAAAATAAGCAAGTCCTGCATCAACACATTCCTTCATATAGTTTCCACTCATATTAAATCCATTAGAAAATATGTAAGGTTTCGCATTATACTTTTTAACAATTGAAATATATTCTGGTAAGTTTCTCATCAGTGTTGCTTCACCACTACCATCCAAGTTGATAATTCGAACACCATACTCTGCACACTCAGCAATAATATTTTCAAACTGCTCTAGAGGCATTTTCTTTAACCAATTTTTTCCTCTTGCTCCTGTCTTTCCTTCAGGTGTAGTTTGTGGGCACATGGCACAGGTGTAATTACACCCACCATTTACTTCAATTACTGCACGATCTATATTTGTCAATTTTTTCATTTTGTGTTCCTATAATATTATCAACATCAAACATATGGTCATAAATCTTATCAACGACTAACCCCCATGGACCAGAATTATAAAGTGAAATATATTCTTGTGTGCTAAATGTTATAATTGGTTTCATAAAAGATTGAGATATTAACTGTCCCATTCCTTCATATCCAATACAAAGTTTTGCATTTGCAATTATATCTATAATATATCTCAAATTCATTGTATAGTCAACATATTTTATTTCTTGATTAAGAGATTCAACATAATTAATAATTCCTTTATACCCAATAGGATTTTTCCACTCTTGAGGATCTTCTAAATTATATTTTGAATGCCAAATTGCAACATAATCTTTTTCTGTTGGTGTTCTTTTAGGAAATAGATTCTCATAAGGATAACCATATATTTTATGAACATCATGATATATGTTTCTTCGGTCAAATCCAGTTACATTTTTGAAATAATCTATGTGTTTATTTTTATCATATTCTTTTTTTGGTAATATTTGTATTTCAGTTTTGAACTTCTCTGTTTGGTATTCTTCTAACATAATCTTTAATGGAATTCCTACTAAATTTTCATAATTTGAAGAAACTTGCATAATTAAATTTTTTTCTCCATATAATGTGCAAATTTTATTCATGAACGAGAATGTATTAAGTATATCTCCATGACGACATATGCATTTAACAATAACATTTTTTGGCGTTTTTCGTAAGAAATCTACCATGTCTTTATCTTTTGTAAATTATTTTTACACTCGTCAATCAAATATTTTTGTTTAAAAATTATATCATTTATATTTTTATGATTCGAAGTTATTTTATGTGAATGATATGTCCATGGACCAGATGTAATTTTTGAAAGTTTTTGTTTTGAAAATACAATAATTGGTTTAAAATAATTTTTAGATATAAGATTACCAATGCCATCGTGACCAATACAAAAAGAAGATGTTCTTATAATATCAAATACTTCATCCACTGGCATTCTGTAATGCACTAATTCTATTTTCTTTCCAGTTGATTTTGACGCAAAATTATAATATGAGTCTAATTCATCATCAGGTATTGGTTCTTTCCAATGCCTTAATGGATGTTTATTGAATCGTTCTACATTTGTTTTTGGATGCCAAACTGCAATATGTCCTAAATCCTCTGGTTCCTTTGCCATATCCCAAACAGTATATTTCCAATCATATATTTCTCTTCTATTACTGTATCTTGTTCGATCTTTTTGATATGGTTCTGTTCCTTCATATGCATCAATATTCTCATGTTTTATAATCACATCACCCATGTCCACATGATTGTGTATATATTCTACCCTTTCTAAAACTGTTTCTGGGTCTTTTTCATTGAATTTATTTTCTTTGGGAGTCCATTGTCTATCTTCATACCAAATAAATTTTAATTGTACTTGTTCTTTACGTTCAGCACTTATTCTAGATGCATGACAGTATGCACCAAGAATATCACCATATCCATATGTTCCTTCCCATGTTATTTCAAACATAATTTACTATGATTAGCATTTTCCTATGACTAAAAACTTTGTATATTCTTCCATGTCATTTTCATCACTGACAATAATATCTTTTAGTCCAGTTGATTTTTCAAACTCTGATAAAGAATTTTTGCAATTAATTTGTCTATCAGTTCCATGATAGTTGTGGTGGTTATTTGATTCAAAAGCATAGGTAACTCCTTTCTTTACAACATCTTTCATATCATATGACATATGTGCACAGGAAGTGTTTATCACTAGGTCATAATCTTCTGTTTCATTCATATTAATAAATTTTTTTTCATCTTCTTCATATAGAAAAACTTTATTATCCCATTCCATTGATTCATTAAAAACCTTTGCAATATGTTGCACATTAGGATCTGATTCCACACAATCTATTTTTTTGATTCCTTGAAATGTAGTCAATAACATATATGGTAGTAAAGAGGAATACCAAGATCCCAATATACAAATAGATGTTGGTGAGTCATCACACTTCCAAATTAATTTGTTAATCAACCACTCTTTAGATTTTATTTGTTTTTCATTAAATGAATTTGCAAAAGAAAATGACTCTTTAGTGCTGTTGCAATGCATTATAGTTTTTGCAATTGCATTCATAAATTTAGTATCAATATTATGCATAATCTTCTATCACCTCAAATATTTCTCGATTTTTGCCTGCATAATATATATAAGAGATGTAGTAAGGTTATTAACTGAATCTTTTTGATTATAAATAGTCACAGAACGACTAATTAGGATAAAAGATATGGCAAACCCTACAAGTAGAGAAGAATTAAAAAAATATTGTTTGCGTAGACTGGGACATCCTGTTATAGAGATAAACGTCGATGAAGACCAAATGCAAGATCGTATTGATGATGCTCTTGCTTTTTATAGAGATTATCACTATGATGGTTCAGAAAGAACTTTCTATAAACATCAAGTAACTTCAACAGACCAAACAAATGGATATATTGCAATTCCATCAAACATTATTGGTGTTGTAAATGTATTCCCTGTTGGTACTGGTCTTAATGCAAATAATTTATTTAATTTAAGATATCAAATTACACTTAATGATGTATATGATTGGTCTCATGCTAAAGTACAAAACTATGTAAGTTCCATGGAACGTATTGCACTGTTAGAAGAATTATTTGTTGGAAAACAACCATTAAGATTTAATCGTCACATGGACAGACTTTTCATTGACATGGACTGGAGCGAAAGAACTTCAGTTGGTGAATATTTAATCATTGAGGCATATCGTCAATTAGATCCTGATACATACACTAGTGTTTGGGGTGATTGGTGGTTGCGTAGATATACTACTGCCTTATTCAAAAAACAATGGGGTGAAAATCTTAAAAAATTTGAGGGCATGCAACTTCCAGGTGGAGTGCAATTTAATGGACAAACTATCTGGAATGAAGCAGATGAAGAAATTAAAGCACTAGAAGAAGAAGTTGTAAATAGATATTCTATGCCATCAATGGACATGATTGGGTAATTAAATGCCAACAACAAATTTATATTTCAACAATCATGCATTTACGCAAGAACAGAATTTAATCGAAGATCTTATAATCGAATCAATTAAGATCTATGGCGTTGAAGTCTATTACATGCCACGCACACTCGTCAAAGAAGATATGTTATTTGGCGAAGACACTCTTTCTAAATTTGAAGGAGCATATCCAGTTGAAATGTATATCAAATCTGTTGATGGATTCACTGGTGATGGCGATTTCCTTTCTAAATTTGGATTAGAGATTCGTGATGAAATGGTACTCACTGTTGCAAGACGTAGATTTGGGGAAGAAATAAATCCTGAAGACACCACACCTGTTAATGAAGCAGACGGAATTGCAAGACCATCAGAAGGAGATTTAATTTATTTCCCACTCAATGGTAAAGTCTTTGAAATTAAATTTGTTGAACATGAAGCAATCTTCTATCAAATGGGAAGTTTACAAACTTTCGACCTTACGCTTGAATTGTTTGAATACAGTCACGAGCAAATCAATACTGGTATTACAGATATTGATGCAATTGAAGATAGGTATTCTGGTGATAAGAACTTTGTTGAAATACTTACTGAAGCAAGTGATAGTATTGTATTTGAAGATGGAAGTAATTTGATTAACGAATCTTATAGAATTGAAGATACTGATGCATCAGCGAATAACGAATTCTTTGGACAATCTACTAATATAGACTTCATCGACTTCACTGAAAAAAATCCTTTCTCAGAAGGAGGTAGTTGGTAATGTTTGGTAGTGCAACTCAACATCATGGAATCATAAGAAAATATGTTATCATGTTTGGTAATATGTTTAATGATATAGATGTTGTTAGATATAACAATGCAGGAGATGCAGTACAATCAATTCGTGTTCCTATTGCATATGGTCCAAAAGAAAAGTTTCTTGCAAGATTACGTGGAGATCCACAATTAGATAAAGATGTAGCAATACAATTACCAAGACTTGCTTTTGAAATTACTGATATGGCATATGCACCAGATAGAGGATTAAGTAAACTTGGTATTAACACTGGTATAGGTTCAAATCAAAATAGTATTAGAAAAGCAAATACACCTGTTCCTTATGATATTACATTTACATTGTATGCAATGTTTGCAAATAATGAAGATGCAGTACAAGTCATAGAACAGATACTACCTTTTTTTAGACCAGAGTGGACACATACAGTAAAGTTGGTTCCTGAAATTGCAGACAAATTTGATGTGCCAACAGTATTTACTGGAATGTCAATTGAAGATTCATATGATGCAGACTTTCAAGTTCGCAGGGCAATTATATACACATTAACATTTACAGTCAAAGGATATTTATTTGGTCCAACTAGAAACAAAGGTGTTATTAAAAGAACACTTGTTGACCTTTCAGCAAATAATGTTGTAGGTGCACCTTATAATACCAGAATAACATTAACTCCTGGATTACTTGCAAATGGTTCACCAACAACCAATTCAACAGCAAGTATCGCAACATCATCAATTAGTGCAAATAGTGATTATGGATTTGCATTTGATTCAGAAAACTTTTTTGATGGAATAGATAGACATGGACATTCATAATGAAAAAAACAACAGAAAATTTAAACGAAATTTTTGAGATTGAAGGTGAATTAGTATCTGACGATTTTCAGACACATAAAAAACCTCCTATTAAAACAACCGATTCTAAAGATAAAGAAATACAAACTGATTACGAATATGCTAGAAGTAATCTTTATCAAGTCATAGAAACAAGTTCGGATGCACTCAATCAACTTGTGGAACTTGCAAAAGCAAGTGAACATCCACGTGCATTTGAAGTGGTCAGTCAACTCACTAAAACATTAGTTGATGCCAATAAAGATTTATTAGACATACAGAAAAAGGTTAAAGAATTAACAAAAGAAGAAAAACAACAAGACCCACAAAATGTAACCAATGCTCTATTTGTAGGCAGTACTTCTGACTTACAGAAACTTATAAAGGGGCAAGAGGAAGAATGAGTTCTTTAGATCGTGGGTATAATGGAAATACTAATCTAAAAAGAAAAAGTACACCAATTCAGTGGACTAAACAAAAAGTCAAAGAATTTCTTAAATGTGCTAAGAACCCAATATACTTTGTACAAAAATATATACAAATTGTTCATGTAGATCGTGGATTAATTCCAATTGACTTATATGATTATCAAAAAGATATTATTGAAAAAATTACTAATCATCGTCGTTGTGCAGTCGTAACATCTCGTCAAGCAGGTAAAACAACAACAGCAGTATGTGTGATATTACATTACATATTATTTAATGAACACAAAACAGTTGCACTGCTGGCAAACAAAGGAGATGCTGCAAGAGAAATATTAGATCGTGTTAAGATTGCTTACGAGGCACTTCCTAAGTGGATGCAACAGGGTGTAATCGAATGGAACAAAGGTAGTGTAGAGTTTGAGAATGGATGTAAAATCATTGCTTCTGCAACCTCCTCGAGTGCTATTCGTGGTAAGTCCATATCACTTCTATACATTGATGAGACTGCATTCGTAGAAAATTGGGACGAATTCTTTGCATCAGTATTTCCAACTATTTCTTCTGGTGAGACAACCAAGATTCTATTAACAAGTACACCAAATGGATTAAATCATTTTTATAAGACTTGTGAAGGAGCAAAAGAAGGAACAAATGGATATCAGTTTGTTGAGGTTCATTGGAAATCAGTTCCAGGAAGAGATGATAAATGGAAACAAGAGACTCTTGCTTCTATGGATTTTGACTATGAAAAATTTTCTCAAGAATTTGAGTGTCAATTCTTAGGTAGTTCTGGCACACTGATTGAAGGAAATAAAATTAAAACAATGGTTGCAAGACAACCAATCAAGGATTCTAATGGGTTGTCAATGTACAAACAACCAGAGGAAGGACACACATATGTGGCAACAGTTGACGTATCAAGAGGAAAAGGACTTGATTATAGTGCTTTTCAAATTATTGACACAACAAAAATGCCATATGAACAAGTATGTGTGTATCGAGACAATTATATCACACCAATAGAATATACTGAAATAATACATAGAACAGTAAAACATTATAATGAGGCAGTGGTACTAGTTGAGGTGAATGATATTGGAGAACAAGTTTCTGACTTGTTACATCATGATTTTGAATATGAAAATATATTATACACTGAATCTGCAGGACGTTCTGGTAAAAGAATATCTGCAGGATTTGGTAAAAATTTAGATAAGGGAATAAGAACTACAAAATCTGTGAAAGCAGTAGGATGTTCTATATTGAAGTTATTAATTGAACAAGACCAATTGATAATAAATGATTTCAATACAATAAGAGAATTTTCTACATTTTCACGAAAAGCAAATTCATATGAGGCAGAATCAGGAAATCATGATGACTTGGTTATGTGTTTAGTCTTATTTTCTTGGTTGACAGACCAGCAATTTTTTAAAGAATTAACTGACATTAATACGCTAAAAACGTTAAGGCAGAGAACTGAAGAGGAATTAATGAGTGAATTATTACCATTTGGTTTTTTTGATGATGGTATGCCTGATGAAAATGTTGTGAATGTTGATGTTAATGGTGATTTAGAAAATCCATATTCATCAAGTGAATATGTGAAAAGAAACTTTGAACCATTCTAAATATGGTTTTTTATAAATAATGTAAGTAAAAGCAATTAAACTCTATAGAAGGAGATAGAAAAATGGCATTCCAAGTCAGTCCAGGAGTGAATGTTAGTGAAATAGATCTAACCACTGTTGTCCCAGCAGTAAGCACTACAACAGGTGGTGTAGCAGGACATTATAAGTGGGGTCCAGTGAATGAGCGTGTTCTAGTTAATAGTGAAGACCAATTGGTTAACATTTTTAACAAACCAAACTCAAACACTGCTTCAGACTTTTTCACTGCAGCAAACTTCTTAGCATACGGAAATTCACTTTATGTTGTTCGTGTAGTTAATGGTGCAAATAATGCTACCACTGGTACATTAGGGACATACGTTGAGTCCGAAGATTATTATAATGAAACATATTCCCATAAATCTGGGCACGGAGACTGGGTTGCAAAATATCCAGGAGAACTCGGAAACTC